CTTTTGGCGACTGTGACTTTGACGATCTCTTCTGTTGCCGAATCCGTGAAGATTTGGACGAGGGTTAGTTTGTCCTTTGACCATAACGGCATATACCCCCAAGTGGGAAGCATCATCGGTTTGCCATCATTTTGAGGAATAGCCAGCAACTGACCCATCCCATTATGAAACTGTAAATAAATTGTGTATCGGTCATGGCGTTTCCCTTCGCTCGACTGGTTTGAATGTTGTAACACAGACAAGGGTCTAGGTGGCGGATTCGACCTCGGAACCAATGAGGGAAACACAGTCAGTCCCGAGGTCTAGCCTGAAGAGGGTGATTTCTTCTGGCGATTTAAGGCTTGGGCAATGCCCGCCAAGCGGCTTCAAAAACTTCTGCGGATTGCTTCGCCATTTCAAAGTGGAGCCAATTTGGGTTGCCTTGATAGGAGCCTGCGTTGTCGTCGGCGGTGTAGATCTTGACCCCTGTCTTTCCTTCGCCCCTCGAGCATCGGTAGCCCGCGCCGTACTCGCCGTATGCGTACCAATGCAGTTCGCATAGACCAAGGGCTTTTGAGTTGGCAAGAAACCAGTCCCACATCTCGCGGGCTTGCGCTTCGTCTTTGTACTGGATGTCAGCTGCGTATCCGGTGGCATGAACGGAAAGTCCTGCGTTGTTCCTCATTGGACGATTGACGTATGTCCCGAGGGACTTTGTTCCCCAACGCTTTCCGCATAGTTCAACAAGTTTTGCCGTTACGGGTTGAGTGGCTTTGCCGTCCCAAGATGGGTAGTACGGATAGACGCGGTTGCTCATGCTTCAGGTTCTTTCGGGGGATTCTTCAAACCATTCCCAGCCACAAGACCCACAAGCGCACCAGCAAGGGTAGAAAGTACATAAGTCAGGATGCTGACCATCTCTTGATCGAGTTCTGATGCTTCAACTGGTTGCACGACAAAGAGAACGCCGTAGATCATTGCAAGCACAGATACGACAAGTACAAAAGACAATGTTACTGCGACAACAAACACGAGTCGTGCTTTAATTTCTTCGTTGCTTAAACGCTTTTCAAGTTTCATGGGCATTTGCTTTCTAGGAATCCAGTTGCTTTTGTGGTATCACAGTTGTGACGTTCACGATCAGAGCAAGCGGTGAGCGATGCTAAAAAGACCAATAGAATCAGGGCTTTTGGTGGGTTTCCGATGGTCACAGTAGCCCCGTTGCTGCAAGAAACATACGGTTATACGAACCACTTGAGGCATCCACTTTGTATTGCAAAGTAAAGGTGTTGGTGCCTGGTGTTAATCCTGTAATTATTTTGGTTTGAAAAGTTGTTGCTGAGTAAAGCCCAAATGTACGGCATTGACCGTTGTTGGTGTCTGTGTTCGCTGCGGTAATTGTTGTTGCTCCTGAGACTGCAACCCCCATGTACGAGGCGTTCCCGTTTACGCCGTCAGCCGATGCAAACGTGCCGCCAATGTCAATACGGCAAGTAGTACCAGTAACCAATGTTATTGAAGGGTTAGTGCCAGGTGAACCTGTGAGGCTCGTTGTGTAACTGGTTGAGGTTGTAGAACCACCTGTTCCTGTGAACGCTGAGATGGTGCTAAGACAAGCCCAGTTTGTGCCGTTGTATGCCGTGATGACACCTGTCGGGATTGTGGTTGTTGTGCCTGTTGCTGCGGGAACTGTGGGTGCTGTTAAATACGCGACCATGCCTTCGCTTGGCGCAGTAATAGCAGCATCTCTCGCTGCCTCTGTTGTAAACGTCATTACTGCCTGTGCCTGTAACGCAGTCATTTGTGCTGCGGTCAGGATTTGACCTGATGTGAATGTTTGAATTGCCATGTTTGTCTCCTTTAGAAACTTAGAAGGTTATTATTGAGCGTTCCGAAGATTGCATCGTTAAGGGTGAGATACTGGTTGCCGTCCGTACTTTCAAAAGTGTACGAAACAATGTGAGACCCTGGAACGATTCGGTGTTCAATTCCTGAAGTGATCAGAGTTTGCGATTCTGAGGTTGGGGTGCCAGTTGAATAGTCCTTTTGGACTGTGACAATTGACGTGAGGTCAATGGCGAAGATGATTGACCATTGTGTAGAAGTAAGAGCTGCTAATTCGCAGGAAACGCCAGTGAAACGAACAATGGGGTCTTTGTATTTGCCGAGAAGGTATGCGCCGAGTCCGTTGACTTCTGTTGTGGTTGAGTTGAGCAAGTTGAGAAGGTTGTAGTTCTGCGCCTGATACAACGCGATTGATGTTGAGTCTGAGTTGGTTTGTGAAGCTCCTGCGGGCGACTGCGTCACGATGTAGTTGTAGAGCAGTTCTGATCCGTACTGGTTGACCAAGGTCATATACGGGATTCCAGTTCCGTTGGTTGTAAAGGATGCGCCTGAGACGGGGTTCAGAACGCTTTACCTTCCCTTGAAGGTGAGGGTTCCGTCGGCTGCGGTAAATAGATAGCCCTGTTCAGAAGTGTTGACTTGCTGAAGATAGTTGAGGCAGTTTGTGTCCTGAGCGACCGCGTAAGCCCCCAAAGTCGAGGTTCCTGTACCAATAGACCTTGAGCCTTGATAGTTGATTTCAGGGCGGTCTAGGACGGTGCTGACGCGAACTCCTGAGGCTTCTGCGGATGGGGTAAAAGCGTTAAGTTGCTGATTAGCCAAAGTGCCGAAAGCGTCAACGCATCGGGCAACCATTCTTCCCTGATTGGCATTCTGATAATCGAGGTTCCAGTCCTCAACAAAGCCTGTGTAGATGGGTGTCCCGTTGGCGTAGATGATGATGGGCGAGCGAGGCAGAACGTACGGGTAGTAGATCGAGGACGTGTTGAGAGGGTCAAGGATTCTCGAGTTGTTGTTGAATACAACTTGTGCTGTTCCTGCGTTGAACTGATCTAGTTGGCGGTTGCGTCCGCGCCTGATGTTGATTGACAGAACAATTGAGGTCAAATCGGCATATTGCAAACCTCCAAGAGTCCCGCGTCCAGCGGTGTTCAGAACGCCATAGAAGGCGTCGTCAAGTTGGAAGGGTGTACCGAATCCTGTGGTCGTCTGGAACCCGACGAGAACTTGGTATGTGGGGACGGTCATTAGAAGGTGACCGCCGGTGCGAATACGACACCTGAGTCGCGTTGTGCAGCGAGGATTGCGTCGATGATGTCTTGACCAATGGTTGCAGGTGATGAGATGAGTGATCCTGATGTGTCGAGGTTGATGACAAGGTTGTCGAATGGCCCGATTCCGCCGATGCCTGCGTTAGCGAATCCTCCTGCGTTGCCTGACGTGTTATCCATTGCGGGTGCTGCTGTGTTTTGGACTTTGCCTGGCGCAGCTGCTGCGACTGCGGGCGGTGCAGCAAAGACGTCTGGGTTGTCTGCAATGATTTGTTTCTGCGACTCTTCAAAGGCTCGTGCGCTTGTCAAGCCTCCACCGCCGTCACCAGAACCACCGATTTTTGGCATTGAGAAACTTTTGCCACCGAGACCAGGCACCCAATCAGGGATGGTGAAGGAGAGGCGTCCGACGGTGTTGTTCCAGATTGCTGCAATGCCTCTGAACGCAACTTGTGCAGCGCCAAGAAGACCCTGGAAAATTGGAATGACGACATTGCTAGCCCACCATCTGATTGCCCCGAATACGTTGTCAACAATTGTGCGGAAGGTTTCAAACTTCTTGTAAGCAACAACCGCAGCTGCCGCCACAAGTCCAATGCCGATTGCGATTGCGGTGATTGGGTTGATGCTCATGGCAACGTTGATTGCAACGATTGCTACTGCAATAGCAGCTAGGGCAACGCCAATAGCGGTAAAGAACTCTGGGTTGTCTTGCGCCCATTTTGCAAACTTGTTGACCAGGGGAAGAACGGCGTCGAGGACGGGAATGAGAGCTGCGCCAATTCCTTCTTTCAGTTCAGCAATGCCAAGAGTAAATTTGGCTAGTTGTCCTTCGGTTGTGTCGCCCGCTGCCTTGCCGAATCCGCCAAAGTTCTCGGTCAGTTTTTCAGTGATAGCTCCAAAGTCTTTTGACTTAATAAGACCCTGGTCAAGTCCAAGACCAAGTTTGCCGAGGGCGTTGGTGTTGCCGTCGTAGCCTTTTGCCAATGCTGCGGTAACTGTCTCAAGGCTTTTCCCTGATCCTTTTGAAATGTCAACTGCAAGGGCTAGAAGTTCTTGCGCTTTTGTGACGTCATTCGTGCTTCGAGACAATCGAGCCATAGCCGGACGAAGTTCGTCGTCAGACGTATTGGTTGAAAGCATAAGAGAGTCAATGAATTGTCCGTTGGCTTTAATTTGTGCGTCGGTCGCGGTTGTTGATTTGCCGAGTGCAATGGCAAGAAGGTTGGCTGCTGCTTGATCTTCAATGGCTGCCTTTGCACAATCAAGAAGTCCAGTTGCTAATGCTGCAATGGCAATGCCAGCAGGGACGGCTGCTTTCTTGATTGCGAACTGTGCCTTTTCGCCGTTGGTCTCAAGGTTCTTAAATTCTTTGACTGCCTTGTCAATTCCTGCGCCGTTGAACTCTGTGATGATAGGAATTGCGATGGTCATTTGAGTTCTCTTTCGACGCGGGCTTTTACTTCATTTGTAGCGCGTAGAAGTTCGCGTTCAATTTCTCGACGTTTGCGGAACACGGCAGGCCCGAGAACTCGCGTATGGTTTGGACGCAATTGGCCGAGAGAATCGCCGAGGCGGTTTTGGTTGGCTCGTCCTGCTGCTTCAAAGACCGCAGCTGCAACGTTGGTCTGGGTTATGTAAATCAGGGATGTTGCTTCTCGAGATGCGTCAACCTTTAACTTGACTCCAGCAATTGCCTTTGACACCGAAAACGGAAATATCTTTTTGTTTGCTTGTTCCCATTTGCGAGCCATGCCGGAAAGAGGAATTTGGATGTAGCCCTTTTGTACTTCTTGAATGGCGGGTGCAGCGATACGCGTTGCGTCGGCGGTGAACTGTTTGCGAAGACCAGGCTCAATCTTGTTGAGCGAACGAATAGCGTCACGAACTCCGACGACTTCAAGTGAAGTGTTTGTGGTCATCGTCTGCTCCTTTGTGCTTTTTGTTGTTCGTTCAACACGTCAACAACCGTGAAGAGATCGTCTGTGTCGAATGGGATGTCGGGTGTCCAGTATCCAGTCGCGACAAGAACCTCCGCTAGTGAGCGTCGGAAACTGCCGCTTCTG